CTCTATCTCTGGATAGGCCTGTTCCGCGAACCCTCGTTTCTTCCCCTGCTGCGCCCAGTCGCTCTGGATCTCCTCGACGAAGAGGACTTTCTTGCCATCGGCATCGGTGCGCTCGTCGAAGCGAACGTGCGCGAGGATGTTCGGCTCGTTGAAGTGGGAGGAACGAAATTGCGGCGTTGCGCTCTGGCTCGGCACCTCGCCGCCCATCTTGCTCACCAGAAAGTTCTCCGCGTCGCGCAGACTACGGCCGAGATATTCGTCGTTGAACACGACGACATGGTATTGCCCATCAGGCTGCTTGGTCATGTACAAGCCGTGCGGGTAGATCATGACCTGCGTGCCGACTGGGCCAAGATCCTCGGCACCCAAACCTATTTCACGAGCACCGGCTTCCAAAGACATCGTTCTCGGCTCTCCCAGTTCCTCGCGAACGGTAACTTTTGGCGGCAGCGTGAGCAGCAGTTCGCGGTAGCTCCCAGCCTTCGCGCCTGGCAGCGTGTAGGACTCGAATTTGGTCTGACCACCGACCACGCCGCGGTCCTCTGCGGTCAAGGCGTCCTCAAGCTGCATCGCCAAATCCTGGATGGCGGCCGGCGCTCTCTCATCCATGATTGCCTCGTGATCCCAGCTGCGCCCATCGCTGCGGCGCCGAATGCTGTCAAGGTAAAAACCTCCGTCATGTTCATTCTCCTGGAGGTCTGCTTCGTAGCCGCGCGAGGAAATCTTCGCTACCAAGTCGTTGATGATCGCATCCTGCTTGGCGGAATCTTCGCCGCCGAGCGCGGTCTCGGTGACCTTCACGCCGTTCTGCTCGAGGAAGGCGTTCACCTCTTCCTTGGTCACGCGATCACCAGCCTCTTTGCGCGCGTCGAGCCAGTCCTCGATCCCGGACCACTTGATCTCGTCGGCCTTCACGCCCTTCATGCCGCGAATGAGATCCTTCCAGCCCTGCGCCGGGGCTTGGTTCATCTTCGCTTCGGAGATTTGGCGAGCGAGCGCCGAGTACCAGAGCGGCTTTTCTGGCTCGGTCTGATATAGCGTTCGGTCTTCTTCGCGCTGGGCGCGAAGTTCGTCTAGGCGACGGGCGGCTCTTGTGAGGAGAGGGCTTGCAGCAACCGACCCTGCTTCGCCGCGAGCTCCGGCGACTTGGTTTCCTGCCCCTGCATCACCTGGTCCACCAGCTGCGAGTTCGGAGAGCTTTTCGCCGTAGCCAGCTTGCTCGAGGATCCCGCGGTAGCGCTCTTCGTTGAAGAGCGAGCGGAAGTCTGGGGTCGACGCGATGAGGTCATTGGTGAGTTCTCCTTCCCGCAGCAATTCTACCGCAGAGCGGGTCTCTCCGGCCTGACTTGCGCGCTCGTACAAGGCCTTCGCCCACGACCAGACGGTCTCCTGGACCTCGGCCGGCGTCCACTCCTCTCCGGTGAATTTCGTGAGCCGCTCCGCAGCCTGGCGGATGCGAACATTCATCGCGAGGTAGCCTGTTCCCTTGTCGGGATCCGTGCCGCGCACATTCAGCGATCCGCCGAAGATCGCCTGGTCGACGAGTGCGTAGTTCGCCATCCATGCGTCGTTCGTCACCTCGTAGGTGTGGCCGATCAGGTTGTTGAAGAACGAATTCACCTTCGGGCCGGAGAGGATCAGGCCTTCGAGATTGTCAGAAGTGAGTGCGCGCACGGTGTTGTTCACCCACGCATCCAGCACCGAGTCGGCGCCCTTCGTCCCCTGGACGCTCTCCGCCATCACCTTCAGGATCTTCTCGCGCTCGACGGGCCTGCCGGACGCGAGCCAGTTCTTCCAGATGTTGAGCGCGTTGGCGAGGTTCGATTCGACGCTTACCTGGGGCGAGGTCGCGGCGAGCAGCGCCGCGAACCGCGGAGAGTCCGGGCCGAAGACGGAAAGAATCGCCCTCGCGCTTTCACGGTACCAGCCGCGCTTGGCAATGCCGGCCTTCGCGACCTCCGCAACCTCGGCCGTCGTCGGCAGGTTCTGCAGCTGCTCGATCAGCCGCTCGGCGGTGTGCGCCCGCAGCTTGCCCTTTTCTTCGGGGGTGAGGTGGCGCTCGATCGCCGCGAGGCCAGCGACCGATTGCAGCTTTTCCTGAGAGCTCTGGAAAAGGGTCGGCGTATTCGGGATCACCGTGTCCGGGTGGAAGGCGACGAAGTGCGTCTTGCCTCCCAGGTGCTGCGCGTCGACGATGATCCCGTCGTAGCCCTGCTGGCGAAGCTTCTCGGCGTAGGCCTGAGCATCGGCCACATTGTCGAATCCCGGGAGATCCTCGATGCGGATGTACTTCGGGTTCCTCATGTCGAGGAACGCCCGTTCGACCGTGCCGTAGGTCGCTGCTTCGGATTCGGTGTTAGTGAACCAGACCCCGAGTCCGGAACTCGGGTTGCCGCTCGCCTTGCCTAGTGCTTCTGGGCCGAAGTGATCGACGGCGAGGGGTTGCCCCCCGCCGCGGTATACCTCGAGAGGGCCTGCTGCTCCGCGGATGCGAGTTGCGCCAGTCCACCCTTGTTGGGGACGCCCTCCGCCAACAGTTGCTGGAAGCTCTTCGGCTTGGGCAGGGGATCGAATTTCTTCACGACCACCACCATACCCGCCGCTCTTCGTGAAATCAAGGTCGGCCTGGTCCTGCTCAAGAACGCGCTCGGCGCGCGCGGCGGCGCGCGCAATCGATCTCTCCGGACGTTCCCTCACATTCTTGAAGCTGGGGTAGCGCTCCTGGTAGATCTCCTCGGGTAGCACGCCCCACATCCGGGCTTGGGTCTCGACCTGGCGCTGCACCAGCTTCGCGATCGCCTCCGGCGGCTTGTCGTAGAGCGGCGTCTGACCAGCATCGGCGCGGCTCTTCTCGAGCGCCGCCAGCTGGTCCATGACGTCGTTGTAGACCACCTTCGCGCTCGCATCGTGCTCGGCCTCGGTGGGGATCGAGCGCACCTTCGACTCGAGTTCCGCCACCTTCGCCCGCAGATCCGTCTGTTCGGTCTTTTCGGCCGGCGTCAGTTCCGTGCGCGGCAGCGCGTCCAGGCGCTCCACCGCAGCCACCATGCTCTGCAGATCGTCGGTGACGTCGGTTGCGAGTGGGCCGCGGTCTTTCAGGTTCTGGATGAGATCGCGCACCCGCGGGGCCTCGGGGATGACGTTGGCCAACTGCTCCGCCTTCCCGACCAGGTCCATGATCGGCGGCGCGCCGGCGCGCGGTGCTTCCCCTGACGGCACGGCGAGCTCGCCCAAGTTCTTCGGCAGCACGGGTTCAGGATTCGCCAGCCGCTCGGCGTCTGCGAGCAGCTTGTCCATCTTCGCCGGCACCGATGTTCCGCGTGGAACATCGGCTATTTCTCCTGCCAATTTAGGGTCTTGCTGCGCATCTGCCACTTGTTCGGCAGGCGTTTTCCCGGTCTTCGCGAAGATGTCGGCCACCCTCTCCGCGGTGATGTGCGCGCCCTTCAGGCCGCCGATGATGATCGCCGAGTGCCCGATCTCGGCCATGCTGGGCAGCCGCAGGTCGAGGAGGGCGGGAATGGTCGGGAAGGCGAGGATCGTGGCCGCGAGCTCGGCGCTCGAGAGCACACCGGTGGCCAGGCCTTCGGCCGCTTTCTTGCCGGCGACCTGTGTCGGAACCGAGAGGCTTTCCCCGATCATCGGCGCGATCAAGCGCCCCGTGACGCGCCCGGCGGCGCCGATCACCCCCATCGTCGCGGCCGAGGTCGCGGTCTCAGCCATGACCCTCGTGGCGGCTTTCCTGAGCTCGTTCCACCAGTCGGCTTTGTCCCTGATCTCGCCCGACCTGAAGGCCATGATCAGGCTCTCCCGCAGTGCAGCAGGAACGAACCCCATCCCGGCCCCGGATCCGACCAGGCCTCCGACCAGCGTGCCGGCACCTGGTGCCACCGCAGAACCCATCGTGGCGCCAACCCCGCCGAGCGCCACCGCGCCGGCGGTCATCGGGATGATGTCTCCAGCCAACCCGCCGGCCGAGCGCGCCAGGCCCTCCCAGAAGCTTTCGTGCTCCTTCGCCATCAGGTCGGGGAGCTTCTGGCGCCAGAGAAGACCTCCAGAGGATCCTTGAACCCCGGCCTGAAAGCTTTCGCCAATGGTCTGCGCGGCGCGCGGCGGCGCGGCTAGAACGTCGGGTGACTGCTCCTGGACGACCTCAAGGCCGTCGTAGAGGCCTGGTTTCGGCGCGGCGGCGCGCGGCGGCGCGGCGGCGGAGGCAGTACTTGGCGTCCCGGGCGGCGGTGCGTCGACCTGCTCGAGGCCGTCGTAGAGGCTTGTCACGGGCTATTTCCCGATCTCGCGCAGCATTCGGCGCGCGAGGACGAGCTCGGGGCCAGTCAGCTGCCCAGTGCCAATCGCCTGCTCGATGGTCGGGGCGCTGGCCTTCGTGAACTGGCCAGAGCGAAGGAAGCCGCGGAAGGCCATCACGGCCTTGTCGGCATCGCTCGGAGGGGTCACGGCTTCCGCTGCCCTGGTCGTGCCCTGCACCACCGCCTCTCCGGTCTTGCGAGCTGCGCTGACGCCGACATCGACGGTCTTCTCCACTGCGCTGGCGGCGCGTGTGCCGACGTCGCCCCAAGTCGGGAAATTCTCATCGGCCTTTGCTCGAGAGATCTTCGTCACCAGCTGCGGCATGGCGATTTCGGCCGGCGCGTCGGTGATCTTTCCGGTCTCGGTCATCACCTGTGTCGCGGCTGGGATGGGGGTCTGTTCTCCTGCCTGCGCGAACACCGGTTTCCCGGCCTTGATGCGGCTCTCGGCGTAGGCCTGGGCCTTTTTGATGATCGGTTCTGGAGGATGCTGCCCGGCCGCAGCCGCCTGCAGCACCTGGTCGACCTCGGCGCGGGTTAGGGTGGGCACGAGGCTCGGGATGTCCATCTGCTTCCCGCCGATCTGCACGCCCACCGAGTACTCGGTGGCGATCGAGTTCGCCCCTGGCACGGAAAGCGGCCCGAAGAAGCCCTGCCCCTTCGGGGTCCCGTCCGGGCGCAGGTTCGGGTTCGATCGAATGTCAGCCGGGATCCTGTAGGTCCTTCCGTCGGCGCCCTTGAAGGTGGTCACCTCCGGCGGGAGCGTTTTCATCCAGGCGTCGAGCTTCTCGCGCGTGTCGATTGTCGCCGGCGGTTCGGCCGGCGCCCGCGCCTGGGAGGCGAGTGGCTGCTGCTGTCCGGAGGCGACCTGGCTCGCCTGGCTCGCGAGGCCCTGCGCCGGCGTGGAGTTCACGTAGGTCTGCAGGAATTTCTGGCTCACCATCGAGTCTGGTGTATCGAGCATGAAGAGGCTGCGCACGTCCTTCTTCGCCGCCACGTACTCGTCCACCTTGCGTCCGACGTCCTCGTTCCAGCGCATGGTCGCCGCGATCTGCCGATCGGGCTGTGCGATGAACATGTTGTTCGTTCTGAAGAATTGCTCGACCTTGGTGTCGGCGAACCTGCGCATCTGCGCGATCGATCTCCCGCCCGGGGTCTCCGCGCGATCGATCTCCGCCCTCAGTTCGCGGATCTGCGGGATGCTCAGGCGATCGGCGACCGTGGGGTCGGTGATCTGCTTGTAGAAGTCGATCTTTTGCGGGTCGCCGGGCTCGAGGTGGATCCGGTTCCAGAGCTCGCGGTAGTACTTCTCGTCGCCCTGGTCGTTGACGCGCAGGTTGTGCTCCATCAGCCGCTCGAGACCGAGCTTCTGTTGCGGGTCGAGCATGTTCCACGCCCCAAGGAGGGTCGGGTTCTGCTGGATCTGGGAAAAGCTTGTGATGAGGGCTCCAGGAGCTCCCGCGCGGCCCTGGCCGCCGGTCCTCACCATGCCCGGCTGCGCGTCCGGGCCCGCTGGCATCACGCCCGTCACCGCATCGATCAGCGTGCCCTGGGCCTGGCGCTGAATGGCGTTCAGCTGCTGCACATCGGCGGCGAGTTTGCTGTGCACCTCCGCGGTGGTGCGCCTGATGTAGGCCGCTCGATCAGGATTGCCCTGGTCGGTGCCGTAGAGTTCGTTGGCCCTTTTCTCGACCCGCAGCATGATGAGCGGTAGCTGGGCCGCCACATCACGCGAGCTCGGCAGGCCGTTCGTGTTCTGCGCGGCTGGATTGCTCGAGGTCTTGCGCAAACCGTCAAGCCTCGCGGTCTCGGTCTCGAGCTCGTGCTGCAGGGTGTATTTCGCGTCCTCGGTCGCGGCGTTCTCGATCGCGCCCTGCAGGAAGGCGATGTTCTGTTGCGCGCGGCCGATATCCCCTCCAGCCTCGGCCGGCGGCACCCGATTTCGATAGTCGTCGATGAAGCTTTGCGCGTCATTCGACGCGATGACGCCAAGGCCCGCTTCCCGGGTCTCGCCCTGCAGCTTCAGCTTTAGCTTCTCGTTGTGGATCTCGCCATTGAATTGGCGAAAGAGCCCATCAGCGAGGGCGGGCTTGTTATAGAGGAGCGTTTCAATCCTCGTTTCCCAGAGCTCATCGCTCACGCTGTCCTTGTAGCCCTTGATCGCGTGCTCATCGGTGACGCCGTGGCTTTTCAGGAAGGCGTCGGCCTGCTTGAGCAGGCTGTCTTTCGCCTGGGCGAATACGAGCACGCTCACCGGATCGGCCACGATCTGCGACTTCGCCGCAGCCTTCGAGCCGTTCATCACATCTTCCTGGTACCGATGGGTCTCGGTGTCCAGGTGCACCAGCACCTGGTGGTTGGTTGAGAGGTCGGTCGCGTCGGCCCGCTCAGAGAAGCGCATGCGCTGCAGGTCATTGTCGAGCGCACCAGAGATCTTCTTGCGCGCCGCAGCAAGGTTCTCCTGGGTGGTCTGGATGATGTTGCCGTCGACCGCCGCTCCTGAGCGGAGCTTCAGGACGCCCTTGTCGCCGTTCGTGACGTCAAGAGCGTTCGTCTTGTAGTGGTTCCAGGCGTCCTCGACCTTGGCGTTGTCCAGGCGCTCCTGCTCGATCTGGTGGGCGCGGTAGAGCTCGTCCGATGCGACACCGATCTGGTTTCCAAGGACTTCGAGACCCTTTGCCGCGGCGCCGGTAGGGCCGCCGGATGGGAACTGGACGACCTGCCCGGAAGGCTTGGCGATCGGGAGCTCGGTTGCGCTGGGGTCGGTGATCTTGGCCATTTATCCCACCGACTGTTCAGAGAGGAGCTGCGTATCGCCCTGGGATGGTGTGCCGCGCGGCCCGCCGGCGCCGTAGCGCGCGTAGAGGCTGCCGAAGCCCTTCGCGGCCGCGCCAGCAGCGGCGAGGCTGTAGCCCATCTGGGCGTCGGCCCCGGCCTCGACCGCCTGGGCACCGCCGGTGCGCGAGGCGATCGACTGCATGCGCAGCGTGCGCGCGCGGTCCTCGCCCTCGTAGAGGTCCACGTTCTTCCGGTAGGCAGTGATGCCGGCGTTCGTGGCGACGAGGTGCATGATCGTCGGGTCCATCGCCCCGCCACCGCTCGCCGCGGCGAGGGCGATGATCCGCGACTCGGCGAGACGCCCCAGCCTTTCATCTTCGAGGGCTTTCCTCTGGCCCGTTGCGATCGAAAGGTTCGCCTGCTGGTCGGTCTGCCAGGCGGAGAGGTCTGCGGCGGCTTTCTGCCGCTTGCCTTGGGCGACCGCGGCTCGCCCCATGTCCAGGTTCGCGACGAACTGGAAAAGCGAGGCGAGGGAAGTCCCGACCGTCGAGACCGTTCCCGTATTGCTGGTTGTCAGGGTGTCGGCATCACTCATGGTGCTCGAGTTCCGCTAGTGCTGCGAGTACGGTGCAGGGCCTCGGCGCTTTCGCGAGGAGGCAGAGCCTCGCGTCGGTCGACCATTCGCCCGGGAATGCCATTGTCTCCTCGGTGTAGTCCTGGCGCACGGCATCTGGGTCGACAGGACCGGAGGCGGTGACCATCGGCAGGTCGCGCATGTTCGCCTCGACGAGATCGTGGCCGTATTTCAGGCCCTTCGCGTGCACGTCGGCGAGGATGAGACCCAGACCGCGGATCTGCTGCTGGTCGGTCAGCATGCCCTGCGGGTTCTCCATCAGCTCGACCAGCTTCGCCGACTTCCACGATGCGCTGTAGGGTAGGCCAATCACGACGTTCGCCGCGGCGTTGGCAAGCGTGACGTTGCCCGCGCCGTCGACGGTGTAGAGCTGGCTTCCGTCGGCTTGGGTGCCGACGTCTTTCCCGTCGGCCCAGACAGTGACGTTTTCGCCGATGAGGTGGCCGGCCGCGATCACATTCTGTGGCACCCCGCTGTAGGCGATGAAACTATCCCCCAGCATGCAGAGCTGCTGGTCTCCCCGAGCCTCGGATTCGAAGGCCCAGGTCTCGAGGTAGCGCTTCGTCGCGCCGTTGATCGTGCGTTTCACGCTGTAGTAGACGAAGTCCTCCTCGTCGCCGGCGTCGCCTGGCAGCACCACCGCATCCTCGACCAAGCCATCGGTCTCGATCTCGAGCCAGCAGAGGACCTGCTCTAGCGGGTCGAAGATAAGCACCGCCACGGTGCCATCAGAGCGCACGAAGTGGACCCGGGTGTCGGGCTGGCGCTGGACGGCCATTCGGACGATTCCAGGTTCACCGATCTCGGGGATGAGCGCCGAGAGGTGCGTGCTCTCGTAGTCGATGTAGGACTGGCCGAAGGCGAGCTCGTAGACCCGTACCCCGCCGCGCTGAATGTAGATGCCGCGCTGGTCGATCTTCACCGCCTGGACGGGCGAGGATCCCTGGGTGCTCGCGGCCTTGATGTTGAAGTTGGTGGGGGTGAGCGGCTCGTCCAGGCTCGAGGATCTCACCGAAAATTCCGACATCTGCGCGCCGAGGATGAGGCGCTGCAGCGAGAGCATCCAGTTGATGTTGTCGACCGGACCAGAGCCGATGCTCCTGTCCATCGGTGCCGAGTCGCCGATCGTTTCCGGGTCGAAGCTGTCGAAGGCGTCCGAGACCGAGAGCTGCACGCTATCGCGGCCGGCCCAGCCCAGGCGTCCCTCGTGGAATCCGACCGCGGTCGGGTAACCGCGCCGATCAGACCACTTGCCTTCCGCCCAGTTGAGCACCGGTGCCGTTCCGCCGAAGTCGGTGATGATCTCGATGTCGACGTTCACGCTCGATGTGAAGGCGGTCACCCGGCATACCCCGGTGATCGACCCCACGGTGTAGTCGAGCGTGCAGCTGTGGGTTCCTCCGGTGTAATCCCCGAGCTTGCAGCCGATTCGGTACCAGGCGATCTGGTTGTCGAGGCCGTCGTTGAAGGTCGTGGTGGTGTCGGCGCCATAGCTCGCCACATCGGTCCACGGGCCGGTCGGGCCGACGAGGGAGCGCTGCAGCGTGATCGTGGCGGCTCCCGGCGGCGCCGTGACGATCGAGAGCGAGAAGATGCGCTGCGAGGTCACGCCCTCCACCCGGATGGGGCCCGAGAATTGGTTGGCGGCCGTCACCGACACGTTGACCGATTGGCCATCGGAGCTCAGGCGGAAAAGCGATCCCACATTCGTGCTCTTGAAGTACGCCGCGCTCGCGATCAGCTGGCTGTTTCCCGAAAGGGCACCTGGGGTCATGGTGATAGGGCCGATGTTCTCCGTGATGTAGGGCCCGTCGTTCGTGTAGTAGCGCACCACCGACCAGGAGCGCGCGGCGCGGCGCTCGATCCTGCGCTGCTGGTAGCCGTCGGTCGCGATGAAGATCACGTCGGCTGAGGCGTCGTGGCGGATGTTGTCCAGGTCTGCTTCGAGCCACGGGGCCGAGATCATCATCACGCCAGCCGCTTCGATCTGGCAGGAGTCGACGAGCGTGATCCTTTCGAGCCTGGAGAAAAAGCGGATCCAGACCGGCCCGGCGACTGGCATGAAGGCGAGCGAATGGACCCCTGTTGCGAGCTCAGTTTCGCTGATGAGGTCATCCAGGCCCACCGCCGTTCCCACCCTCAGCATGAGCGGCCCGCGCTGGATGATGATGTGCAGCGCGTGCTCGACGTTCGAATCCGCCGCGGCGACGTTGATCTGCTGGTCGCGGATGGCTGCCGCGCTCCCGTTCCCGGTGAGGCCCATGTAGCCACCGGCGACCCAGGCCGAGGTCGCTCCGGCCTCGTCGTTGTCGGTCCAGTTGGAGAGGTCCACATCGAAGTTGCCATTGGCAACCACGGTGCTCACTGCGGTTCTCGCGACCAGCACGTCGCGGATCCACACCCTCATGGTCTGGTCGGTGAGCTCGATCAGCGCCTTGTCTGCGACCGAGAATACGAAGCCGATGTGCTTCGCCTTGTTGTCGTTCTGGCTGTCGCCCAGGAATTCCGTCCCTGGCCTGAGCATCATGCTACCCAGCGTTCGGCTCACCCAGTTGGTCTGGATCTCGGCCGCCATGGCGAGGCGCTTGATATCGGCGCGCGCGAGGCCCAGGCGCGACACGAGGCCTCGGTTGAAGGCGAGCTTGGCGACCCGGGTTTTCACCCGGCTATCCGATCAGCTGGTTCTGGTTGCCGCCGTCGAAGGTTCCGAGGAGCCGGCGACCGCCGAGCCTTGCCCTTGCCCAGGTGCCGCGGGTGGGGAAGGTCGTGGGCTGCGTCATCGCCGTGCGGTTCTTCGCCGTGATCAAGGCCTTGGCGAGCACCTTCTCGACGTCGGCGACGCGGTCCATCCCGCCTGGCAGCTTGCGGATGATCTTCTCGGCCATGAAGGCCTTCACGTACTCGACGAAGCTTTGCGGCCAGCGGGAAAGGTCGCCTCCGTAGACCGGGTCATCGGAGACGTACTTCACGAAGATCTGGTCCAGGTCGGTGAACCAATAGCCGCGCTCGTCGGCGTAGGCGGTGAGCGGCGAGAGCATGCGCTCGTCCTGGAACACCCCGCTCGTGAGCACCCAGTCGGTGGGCTTCGTGAAGGCCCGGTTGAATCCCCAGTCGGGCTGGATGGATGGCTCGTAGTCCAGGCGCGCCGAACGCATGGCGAAGTGCCACTGGGCGCCCTCGAGCACCGCGCGCGGGAAGCCGTCGTTCCAGACGAGATCGAGCAGGAACCTCGGTTCGCGGAGCTCGGTGAGCCCGTTCGCGAGGTCGAGCTGGCGCTCGCTGCAGATGAGAAGCGCCCCGTTGTAGATCCGGAGGCGGTCAGCCATCCGGGCCTCCGGTTAGGAGCTCGCTGTGGCTACGGGCGCCACAGGGATCGAAGCCCCGCTCGTTTCCTTCCTTGCGTAGGCGTCGAGCCAGGTCTGCGCCGCGTCCTTCTGCTCGAGGTCCTGCACGAGCACGGCGGAATCGATCTTGCGAACGACGGACCACTTGTGGGGCCCGCGGTGCACGATCTTGTGGGCCTCGTAAACCACCTTCATCTTCTCCAGGGACTCGGCCTGGCTCTCGGACACGTCGGAGGTCGAAAGCCGGTGGACCGAGAGCGGATGCAGACGCGCCCAGGTCCTCGAGCAGTCGGTGACGAGGTAGTAGCCCACCCAGGTGCCGTCCACGCAGCGCGCGCGGATCTCGTTCATCGGTTGGAACTTGACGGCGTGGTGGGCCCAGAAGGCGGGCTTCAGGACGTCCTCGGGGGAGACCCCCTGCGGGACAACGGCGTCGAAGCGGTTGCTGACCTGGTCCAGGAGCTCGAGCGCGTCGGGTGCGAGCTGCAGGAGCTGTTGCTGCACGACCGGCGCGGCCGGGTCGTACTTCGGGTTCATCACCAGCGGTTGGTTCATGTGCTTCTCCTCTCCTCGTTGACGGGGTGCTGCCGGCGGGACCCCGCGAGGGGTCCCGCCTTGCTGCGATTACGCCGAACGGAGCTGGCCGCCCGAGGACGCGATGTTCGCGCCGTTGGTCGTCACCGCGCCGATCACGCCGATGTAGGCGCTGACCGAACTTCCGGTCGTGAACGTGCCCATGATCATGTCGCCCTGGCGCATGCCGATGTAGAACGCATCGACGAACCAGTTCGCGGTCACGAGATCCGTGCTCGAGTCGGTGGTGTTGTAGAGCCAGACGTTCTGGCCGCCGACCGAGCTCGGGAGCACCGAGGTCGAGCGCAGGCCCCACATCCCCGCGGTGATGCAGCGGGGCGGGTTGGCGTCGGTTGCGAGGCTGGTGGTTCCTTTGTAGGCCATGGTGGCCCTCCTTGATTTTCAGCCCGGATGTCGGCCCCGATGTTCCGGGGCCAACTAGCAGGCCCGTGGCCTTTTAGCCGTAGATCGTGCCGTCCGTGGTGAACACGACGATGCCCGCGTTCTGTAGCAAGAGCGCCTGCATGTAACAAGTCGTGCGAGCGTAGGTGTAGGCCTGCTCGTCGTTGTAGCCCACCGCGGTCTCGATGAAGCCCGAATTCGCCGCGTGACCCAGAGCGGTCTTGTGGTAGAGGAACGACTTCTCGGACGCCGTCGCCTTCCCAGGAAGGTTCGGGTGCTCGATGATCAGGCAGTTCCTCCAGCGGTACGCCATCGGCTTGTCGCGCCAGGTCGGGCTGTTCGCCTCCGACCCGCTGAACGACTGGGTGTCGACGTAGTCGGCGTTGGAGAACTCCGGCGCCTGCTCGAGGAACGCCAGCACCGAGGGCTGGCACGCGAACGTCACGTTCGAGTCCCATGGCACGCTCGCGTTGGAGAGCTTCACGCGGCCGTTCTGGAAGAGGCTCACGGTGGGCACCGCGCCGGCGGCGCCGATCGCCACGGTTCCGGTGTTCAGGATCGTGATGATCTGGTCGTCGATCTTGCGGTTCATCACCATCATGCTCGTCTGCTGCATGATCTGGCGCTGGTTACCCTGGCTCGCGAAGATGTTGAAGCCAGTCTTGCGCACGAGGTCATGCCACTCCGAGAGGATGACGGTGTTCTGCGCCAGGTTGTCGTTGCGCGCCGGGATGAGCCCGTTCGCGCCGCGCGTCTTGGCGATGTCACCCCCGGAGCCTGCCACGAGGAACACGGCCTGCTGACCCTTGATCACCGCCTCGGTGGTCACGGTCTCGCGAAGCAGCGTCTGCTTCGCTTCGAAGGCCGCGATAAACTCATCGCGGTACTGCGTCTGGTAGGCGGTGTCCAGCATCGATGCGACGCTCGAGAGGCCGGCGCCGCCGAAGGGCGCGAGCAGCCAGCGCGCGATCGGGCCGAAGATCGACCAGACGGCGCGTTCGACCGGGGATGCGGTCAGACCGTAGAGCGGAGAATACGTCGGGGTGAAGGGGGCCTTGATGGCCTCCGTTGCGCTGGCAACCAGCGCGCCGGCCGCGAGGGCCAGTCCTACGATTGCGCGTTTCAGCTTGCCCATGATGGGCTCCTTTCGCGAAGTCGAGTTGTCGACCTGGCTCGGGTTGCCCATCTCGTCCCTTGGCAGGGTTACCCTTTCGGGGCCTGCTGCCGGGGGACGGGGCCGCGCTTCGGCTCTTAGCTACAAGAGCGTCTTATACACCGCGCGAAACTGCAGCGCAAATTGGGGTTGCGGGGAGTGGATTCGAACCACTGACCTTCTGCCAATGAAGCAGACGAGCTGCCAGCTGCTCTACCCCGCTGCCGAACCTATGCCGCTTGCTTGGCCCCAGCCTTCGCCCTCAGCTTTTCGTCGGCTTCGATCAGGTCGCGGTAGCGAGCCTGGTTCGCCTCCGCCTTCGGGCCTTTCCAGTATTCGCTGTTCGGGTCCTTCATCATCTTCTTCAGCCCGGCGAGCTCTGCCTCGAGGTTCGCGCCAGCTCCCTGATGCACGCCCGGAAGGACAGTGGCCGCCGGGTTGATCTCGCGCTCCATCTGCACGAGCCATTGGTGGGCTTCGGGTGAGGCGTTGATCTTGGTGTGGTCGGCGAGGTATCCGTTCAGGAACCGATCCCGGAAGCCTGCCGGCGCGCGCGCGAGTAGCGCCTCCTCCATCGCCTTGTTCGTGCGGTAGTCGGCACCCCAGGCGAGCCGCAGCGCGTCCTCGCACTTCCCCTCCGCGGCTTTCTCTGCCGCGGTCAGGGTCTCGGCCTGGCGATCGACCTCGGCGTAGAAGGCACCGATGGCGCCGTCGACCTGGGCCTGCGTGTAGTTCGAGGCGTGGGCGCTCGTGAGGAAGCTCTTGAGAAATGCGTCATCTTCCTTCGGCGGCTGCCGGCCGGCAGGCATGTTGACCTTGTAGTCCTCGGCCTTCAGCGGGATCCCGGACTCCGCGCGCCAGCGCGCGGTCTCATCTGCGGTTGCGTCCTTTCGTAGCTGGGGCTTGAACTCACCGGAGGCGATCTTGTTCTCGAGCTCGCGGTAGGACTTGTAGATGAGCGACGGGTCGGTGAATCGCTCGAGCCGCTTCAGCTCGGCCGCGTCCACCCCTCCGGTCGAAAGCGTGCCGGCGATCTGGCTCCTCCAGCCGTCGTTCCAGGAGAAGGCTCCGGCACCGGAGCTCGCGCCGCCCCCGGTACTTTGTACCCCCCCACCACTGCTGCCGCTTACGTTCGTTCCAGGTCCAGCTGCGGTGCTCATTTCTCCTCCTTCTTCAGTAGTCCGATTTTGATCTTCAGAAGCTTCACGAGCTGCTGGCCGACGAATTGTCGCCCAAGTGCAAAGGTCGTGTTGCGCTCGCCCTCCCGATCACCGGGCCGATAGGCGAGGTCGTAGGTCGCGCAGGCGATGTTGATGATCCACTCCATGGCCTGACGCTGCTGTTGCGCAGTGGCAGTTCCGTTGGTGACCGCGCGCACCGCGAGCGCGATGTGATCTTCGAAGGGCGGCGGCAGCCATGGTGCGTGGTCGTCGATCGCCTGGCGCTGGCTCTTGGTCTTGACAGCCATGCGTTACGGGGCGACCGGCGCTGGTGCGCCAGCCTGGACCATGTCCTTCTTCGCCG